AGACAGAGGGAGAGAGCCGAGACCGGGCCTGCCTCCAGGCGATCTGGCTTCGGCAGGCGATGGGGAGGAAAGGGGAGATAGGAAAAGAGAATGTTTCACGTGAAACATTTTTACCGAATGGCCTGGGGAATACGGATGGTGAGCAGGATCTCTCCATCCTTATCCTGGCGGTCACAGCGGGCATCCACCCCGGCAGACCGCATTAGGGCCATGCTCCGAGTCAGAGTGTTAAGAAAAAGGCGGACATCCTTCACCACAAAGGTGCGTTTGGTTCTGGTGCGGGGAGGAGGGGAGAGAAGCTGATCTACCAAGGCGTCTGTCTGGGCCACGGTGAGCTGCCGGGACAGGATCTGCTCCAGGGCCTTCTGGCGCAGGCTGGGGTCCTCCAGCCGAAGCAGGGCCCGGGCATGGCGCT